CATCTTCGCAGTTTTAAGCTACTGCCAAGAACTGAACGACTGCCTAATGAATCACTAAGCAAACCAATCAATAATCAATAACATGAATTTTCACAAAGACAATCTTGAAGCATTGCAGAAGTTTCAGCAGATGCTTAACGCAGAACCAGACCCGCTCGGTGTGGAATCTACACCCGACAAGAAGGCGCAGACCTTAGTCATCAGTCACGTTGAAACTACCTTAGATGAACTCTTCTTTGGGCATTGGCGCACTGAGAACTTTAAGTGGGCAGTACTTGCCAACGAAGTCCAGGCATCACTTGAGTTGGTGGTGATACATCCCATCAGCGGCTATGAACTGAAGCGTACAGGGGCGGCATCTGTCATCATTATGGTAGACAAGGTACCCGACAATGTGTTTGGTAGTGATCGCAACCGTTGGGCATTGAATCCTGACAACAAGAAAGCCAATGCAATGGACTTGGCATTCGGTAAACTAAAGGCTGAGTGCCTTAAAAATGCAGCACTATCACTTGGTAAAGTCTTTGGTCGTGACCTTAATCGCAAGAATAAGGATAGCTATAAGCCATTCAAGTTGAAGGGTGCGCTCGGTCGTGGGCATGAGCAAGATGTGGCGTATGTGCGTGAACTCATCCAACAGGCAACCGACATTACTCAGCTGATGAAAATCTTCAAGGCCTGCAGCCCTGAGGTATTGGCCGAGGTAGGCGATGAGCTTAACGCCAAAAAAGACCAGTACGGTCTTGGCGAATAATTGTATATTTGACAATCAATAACACAACAAATGGAAAACGTATTATTCAGAGCGTCACAACTTGGTAAGTTGATGACCGATGCAAGAACCAAAACAGGTTTGAGCGAAACCACAAAGAGCGCACTACTGGAAGTCTATGTGCAGCAGCGTTACAAACGCTACAAAGAAATCAGCAACAAGTACATTGAGAAAGGTTTGGCAGTTGAGAATGATGCCATCGACATGTGGCGTCGTGAGCGCAAACAAATCGTGTTCAAGAACGAGCAGATGTTCCAAAATCAATTTGTCAAAGGCACACCCGACCTGCTCATAATCGATGACAATGACAAGTGTTTGAATGTCCCCGACATCAAAAGCAGTTGGAGCATCCACACCTTCATGGATTCAAAGCAGGATGACTTGAGCAAAGATTACTATTGGCAAGGGCAGGCGTATATGTGGCTAACGGGCGCACCTACTGCAACCTTCTGCTTTGTGCTTATCAATGCACCCATCGAAATGATTAACGACGAGAAGTATCGCCTTGCACGCAGGCTTAATCTTATTGATCCACAGGGTGACCCTACCTTTATCAAGAAGGCGCAGAGCATTGAGCGCAACATGATATACGACATGGAGCAGTTCATGCGCGATTACCCGGATGCAGATTTGGAAAGTCACCGCACCGAATGGGTATACGACATACCAGTGCAGGAGCGCATACACGAAAAGGTTGTTGAGTTTGATGAGGCAGCAATCGCAAAGCTTCAGGAGCGTGTACCAATGTGGCGTGAATACCTTAATACTTTAGCACTATGAAAGAAGAATCAGCAGTTGAATTCTTATTCAAAGAAATCTATGGGGATACTGGTTATATTGGTTCCTATACTATTGAAGGCAGGGATGCATTTACAGCATTGAAGGCAGCAAAGAAAATCTTTTGCAAACAAATCGAAGATGCATACAACGCAGGTATGAAAATCGATGGCTATCATTATAACACACCATGTGGAGATGTTTACTTTGAACTAACCTATAAGAAATGACCACCGACCAACTTAAAGACCACGTGCGCAATTCAATGCAGCACTACTACAACAAGGAACAAGTAATCGAATTAATCAATAAACTAAACAATGAAAGCAAAAGACAAAGCATGGCAACTGTACTCGAACTATTTTGATATAGTCGAAGGCGGTGAGCAGTTAGGACAACTTGCACTGGTGCATTTCAAAGCAGTTAACGCTGCGCTGTATTGTGTCGATGAGGCAATAAGCAACGCACCTGATGAGATTATGCAGGACTTTGAAGGCACTGGCGAATACTACAGCGTGAAGGCATACTACATGCACGTTAAAAACGAACTACTAAAATTGACAAAGTATGAAGCGAAAAGAAATGATGAGCCTAACCAATGACGAGCTGCGGCTGCTTCGCCACAAGTACCTGGGCATGGTTGGTAAAACACCATCGGAAAAGGATTACATCAATAGAACTTTAATTAGAATCAAACAAGAACTTTTTATCCGACAAGCACAATGACACAAGAGAAAAAAGAAACCGCCATTCGCGTATTACATTTAACGCTGAAGCGCAAGTTCAAAGGTCAAGCCATTAAAATGACATGGGCAGAGATGGAAGGACTATTGAACGCAGTACAAACAATTGAAATGAACCACATCCATAACTCATACAATGATGGGTACAAAGATGGTGAAACTGGACAACCAAATAAAACCCAAGTAATATGATAGCAGCAATAATTGTAGCAATCCCTTTGTGGATGATCGCACTCTCGCTGAGAGACCTGTACAACCAAATCAAAAAACAAGATGGAAGCAACTTATAAGACAAGCACAATGAAAGCAACACTAACCTTTAATCTACCCGAAGACCAAGTAGCATACGACTACACGCTGAACGCTGCTCGGTACAAGGATGCGCTTAAAGATATTATGGATTTGATGCGCTATGAATACAAGCATGGTGAACACGATGCGGATGTGCAAGGTAAGATTGCCGAATTATACGATACGTTCTTTGAAATAACCGAAGGCTTGCTTGAAGAATAGTTCTATATTTGCAACGGTTATGTGATAATACGCATCATTGTTTTTCGTTATTGATTGAACAAGCCCTCACAACGGTGGGGGCTTTTTCTTTAACGAATCTTTCCATTTACAATGCGGTAGTTGCTCACTTCAAACTCGCCAGTATCCATCACACGCACGTGCGCAAACCCGTGGTGATGCTTGTTGATGGGCAGGTAGTCAGGGTGCAATTCGCACAGGCATGCCACGCTCCAACAAGTTGTAAGCTTTCCTTTGATGTTCGGCTCGCTATGTTCACTCGCTTGGTGATGATGACCGCACAATGCATCCGATTTAGCACGCAAGAACAAACCTCGTGCAATGTTTACGGGACTGAATACCGATGCGCCTAACTCATGCCCGTGCAGAATGGTAAGGTTGCCGGCATGGATTATCTGCTTGTCGGGAATGAATATGATGTTTAACTCGTCAAGCTTCATCAAACTTTCAAAGTTGAACTCATCCATACCCAAAAGGTCGGGAGCATTGCGCATGATGTAGTGGTCGTAGCGCACATCGTGATTACCACACTTGTAATAGATCGCGGCATTTGGGAATAGCTTGCGCAGAGTTGCCAAGAATTGTCTTGTCATCAATACCTCATGCCCGAAGTTTCTTTTGCGTGGGTCTTTTTCAAATCTGCTGATAGCATAGAAGTCGATGATGTCACCATTGAGCAGGATAGTATTCACTTCATGCTCGAGTCCATACTTGAGCGCAAGTGTTAGTGCCTGAATGTTATGGTACGGCACGTGAATATCCGACAAGAGCAGGATGTCGTTGTGATTAGTTGGTAGTTTAAAAGGTTTGTAGTCGCTTTCCTGCGATGGTGGAAGGTCAAGTGGGTTGCTTGTCTCAGGTGCTAACTCCGCGAGAAGACTATTGAACTGATTAAGGTCGGCAGATAGCTTTGATAGATTGCCTTTAGGCTGCCTTTTAACAGGTTGTTCTGCCTTTAGTTTATGATACTTGCGCCAACTATAATACAATCGCTCAAACGAGCCGTATTGCATTGTAATGCCATGCTTGACCATAGCCGCACGGATGCGCTCTGCTATTGTTCCTGTACCTGCATGTATCTCTTTGTAGATTTCCGCATGTTGACCTTGCATTGGTTGTTATTTATTGCCACGGATATACCCGGCTAACTCCGCAAGATTGGTGCTGATGGTCAAGTTTTGTGACGCAATCACATCAATCTTTTTTTCAAGCTTATCAATGGCTTTGTTTTGTTCTTCTTTCATGGTGTTGAGCTTGCTGTTGAACTCATCCTTGGTGTCTTTGATTGATTCGGATAGCATAGTAACTTCTCTTTTATGATATGATTCGACTTTGCTTAATGCACTTGATACTTTGACCACATCGCGCTTCAGTGCGTAGTACAAGCCAGTAAGCGATACCGCTCCACCAATTATTGTGATTAAATCCCTCGGTTCAAAAGTCATATCTAAAAGATTGTAAAATATATAGTAGAAACTGCTACCGCTGTGATACCTAAAGTGAGTGCTGTGTTAGTAATTATTAACCGCCTGTTCTTCTTTTTCAGTTCCTTTATTTCGTTGTCCTTCTCAGTCGCAATAGCCTTTTCAATAGCCTGCTTGTTGGCGTATATTTCAGCCAATGTTTCATAACTCTGCGCTTGAATGCCTGTTATCTTAGCGTAATACGTGGTCTTTAACCGCTCAAGTTGGTACAAGCTATCGAT